CGTGTGGGAGAAAGATTATATTCCTCCTTTAGAGCATATCATTCAAAGCTATGATACTGCTTTCCTTAAAAAAGAATCTGCCGATTATTCTGCGATTACTACTTGGGGTGTATTTTACCCAGATCAAGATTCTCCTGCTAATTTAATTTTACTCGATGCTTTAAAGGAACGACTAGAATTTCCAGAACTTCGTAAGAAAGCTATGGAACAATATAAGTATTGGAACCCAGAGACTGTTATCATTGAGGGCAAGGCTTCTGGAATGCCTTTAACATTTGAGTTGCGAAAAATGGGAATACCTGTTATAAACTTCACTCCTAGTAAAGGAAACGACAAACATGCTAGGGTGAACTCTGTGTCTCCTCTTTTTGAGAGTGGATTAATTTGGGCACCTGATGAAAAGTTTGCTGAAGAAGTTATAGAAGAATGTGCATCTTTTCCTTATGGTGATCATGATGATTTGGTGGACAGTACAACCCAGGCAATAATGAGATTCCGTCAAGGGGGATTTATAGGACACCCTGAAGATGAGCGAGAAGATCCATTGCCACAAGTAGAGAGAACTTATTATTAATGCCATACGATTTTTCAAATTACACAAACACTTGGAACAACAGTTCAGTATTACAAAACCAATTTCCAAATGTAAATGATTACTTAGCATTGTTTGGTTATCAAGGTAACACACCTACTCCAGATCCTACACCAGATCCAACTCCAGATCCAACTCCAGATCCAGGAATTCCAAATATTATAAATCAAAACATTAATCAAGGTGGTGGGGGTGGAATACAATCACTACAACCAACATATACAAGTGGTGCAACAAACGCTCCTACATATAATCCTAATATAAATCCTGCATTTGCTTTAACAGGTAAAGGAAGATTAGATCCTATGGGTAGTGATGTAGATTATTTTAATTCTTTACCAGCAGACCAAAAATTTAATTTTGGTTTTAAAGATAGTAGCGTACCAGGACAAAAAGGATATGTAGCACCAAGCAAATATTTTGAAGAACCTTCTGCAATGCAAAAAGGTATTACAGGTGTTAAAGATTTTTTTGGTAAATTTAGTTCACCAAAAGTTAGAGGTGAATTGGGAAATAGATTACAAAAACAATCTGAGTTTGCACAAAAACTTCCAAGTTTTATAAGTAAAATTGCTTCAATGCAAAGTCCATTTAATCCTTCTTCTGGAAATTACAATCCAAACATGGCAAGTCAGTTAAATTATTTAGAAGGAATGGATGGAACAAAAATTAGTGGAACATATAAAGATCCATTTAATAAATCATTAGGCTTTACTGATGATCTTACAGGTCAAGCAATGATTGGTAGAGATCCAAATTCTGGTGGTTTAAAGTATGGACCAGGTACAGTATTAGAAGGTAAAAATGTAATATCAGGTTTTGGTTCTAATGACTACGAAACAGCGTTAGAAAAATATCTTGAAAAAATGCAAAGCTATAAAAAGAAAACAACTTTTCAACAGAAAAAAATAGATAGAGCAAACAAAGAACTTGAGGACTATCGAAATAAAGAAAAAGAAAGACAAAAAAAAGAAGCAGATGATAAAGCTAAACAAGCATCTGGTTTGACAGATAGACAAAATATAGAAGCAATTCAAAATTACACAGGAAGACAAATATCAGATTATAGAGCATCTAGACCTGCGTCTGAAAGAAATTTTACAGGTGGAGGACCCCAAGCTAATGATCCCATAGGTGGTTTTGAAAACAAAAGTGGAATGGGTAGAACAGGTTATAATGATGGTGGAGATGTAGAAGCACCTAATCCAAGAGTTTTAGAATTAATGTTAAATGAAAAAATGTCATATGAAGAAGCTTTAAAAGAATATGACAGACGTATGAAACAAAAACCTTATATAGATGAAAGGTATAACATGGGTCCCGGACCGATACTAGAAGCGGCAAATGGTGGTATTGCAGGTCTTAAAAATGGTGGTAGAATAAATTTTAGAGGTGGTGGCATGGATATGGGTAACACATCTAATCAAAAACAAAGTGCTGCCAGCACTGGAACATCTAGTAAATCTTCTACTAATCAAGGACCCGCAGGTGGACAATCTACAGGTGGTAATTATAATGGAGGAAGTAATAATCCAATAGTAAACAGAATTATAGCAAACAATAAACCAGACAAATCTCCTTTTGCAAAATTTGTAGATCATGACAATTTTACAGATCAATTAAAATTAACAACAGGAACACCAAATTATCATCAACTAGGTGGACTTGATTTTATGGCAAGATTTCCAGGTATAAATCCTAGTTTGGCAAAAGCTTTAGCAGGTGGTTATCAATATGTAACAGAAGGAGCTAGAGCTCTAACTAATCAAGATGTATCTTTTGCAGATGCAATGAATAAAGCAAAAGAAGAAACTAGACTAAATAATATTGGTATAGATGATTTCTCTAATCCAGAAAGTGCAACATATACACAATATCAAGATTTAGTTCCTGAAACAGGAAAAGTTCTTTTTGCCAACGGCGGAAGAATAGGATTTAAAAAGGGTGGACTTGCAACAATGTTTAAGTTAAAAGGATAAACATGGCAGAAATAGATGATGCTTTACCGAACCAATCGGTAGGCGATGAAGAATTTAAAGAATCGGAAATAACTGAAATCGAAACTCCAGAAGAAGATATTGTAGAATCTTCTGAAGACGTAGAAGTTATGATGGACGAAGACGGAGGAGCAGAAGTTTCTTTTGATCCAAACGCAGTAGATCCAAATCAACCTCAAGATCATTTTGCAAATTTAGCTGAATCATTAGACGACAGTATTTTGGATCCATTAGGAATTGAACTGTTTGATCAATACACAGAATACAAAGAATCTCGTGGAGATTGGGAACAGTCTTACAGAGAAGGTTTAAGTCTTTTAGGTTTTAAATATGAAAGACGAACAGAACCTTTTAGAGGATCAAGTGGGGTTAACCATCCAGTATTAGCAGAAGCTGTAACTCAATTTCAAGCACAAGCTTACAAAGAATTATTACCAGCTGATGGTCCTGTTAGAACACAAATTTTAGGAGCAATCACTCCAGAGAAACAAGATCAATCACATAGAGTTAAAGACTTTATGAATTATCAAATCATGGATCAGATGAAAGAATATGAACCAGAGTTTGACCAAATGCTTTTCTATTTACCCCTGTCTGGTTCTACCTTTAAGAAAGTTTATTACGACGATCTTTTAGGTAGAGCTGTTTCAAAATTTGTTCAAGCAGATGATTTAATTGTACCCTACTCTGCAAACTCTTTAGATGATGCAGAAGCTATTGTGCATGTAATTAGAATGTCTGAAAATGAAATTAGAAAACAACAAGTTGCTGGTTTTTATACGGACATAGAATTAGGACAACCTCCTGTAACTGAAAATCAATTAGAAGATAAAAAATTAGAACTAGAAGGAATTTCAAAAGACGGCAATCAAGATCAATTTACTATTTTCGAAATCCATACCAATTTAGATTTAGAAGGCTATGAAGATATGGGTCCCGATGGTGAGCCCACAGGAATTAAACTTCCTTACGTTATAACTATTTTAGAATCTAATAATAAGATTTTATCAATTAGAAGAAACTATGCCGAAGGTGACAAACTAATGAAAAAAATAAACTACTTCGTACAGTTTAAATTTTTACCAGGAACAGGATTCTATGGTTTTGGTTTAATACATATGATAGGTGGTTTAACTAGAACTGCAACTGCAGCTTTAAGACAATTATTAGATGCTGGAACTTTATCTAATTTACCTGCTGGATTTAAATCTCGTGGTATTAGAATTAGAGACGATGCACAACCCTTACAACCTGGTGAGTTTAGAGATGTCGACGCTCCAGGAGGCAATATCAAAGATCAATTTATGACACTACCTTTTAAAGGACCAGACCAAACGTTACTTCAATTAATGGGAGTAGTAGTTAGCGCCGGTCAACGATTCGCTAGTATTGCAGATGCACAAGTAGGCGATATGAACCAACAAGCAGCCGTGGGTACTACAGTTGCATTATTGGAGCGTGGATCGAGAGTAATGTCAGCGATACACAAAAGATTATACGTAGGTCTTAAACAAGAATTTAAATTATTAGCAAATGTATTTAAAACATACTTACCTCCAGTATATCCTTATGATGTACCAGGAGCGTCGAGAGAAATTAAAGTTCAAGATTTTGATGATAGAATAGATATTCTACCCGTTGCAGATCCAAATGTATTTTCTCAAACACAAAGAATTGGCATGGCACAAACTCAACTACAATTGGCACAATCGAATCCTCAAATTCATGATTTGTATCAAGCGTATAGAAGTATGTACCAAGCCATTGGGGTTAAAAATATTAATGCTATTTTACCAGCTCCAATTCAACCACAACCTATTGATCCAAGTATGGAAGAAATTGCAGCAATGTCTGCTAAACCATTCCAAGCTTTTCCAGGTCAAGATCACAAAGCTCATATTGATTCGCATTTAAATTTTATGAAATCTAACACAGTACAAAATAATCCAATGGTAATGGGGGCATTACAAAAAAACATTCTGGAGAGAATCTCATTGATGGCACAAGAGCAAATTCAAATAGAGTTCCAAGAAGAATTAATGCAAGCACAACAGATGCAAAAAATGTTACAACAACAACCTCAAAACCCACAACTAATTCAACAAGCACAACAATTGACTAATATGATGAATGGTAGAAAAGCAGTGTTGATTGCAGAGATGATGAAAGATTATATGGACGAAGAACAACAAATCTTAAGTGAATTTGGTGGAGATCCTTTGATTAAACTAAAACAAAGAGA